GTGTGTGTATACTGGGGCGGTATTGAGCGAGGCGGTACTCGCCATCTCTCCTATCTTATCTAATCTAATATATCTGTCTCGCTCACTCTTTAGCAAAACCCCATAAGAGTGAAAGAGACAAAAGAAAAACTGACTTATACCGCCCTGATAGCGGAGATAAGGCTGTTTTATCATAGGCTGCCTTCGCGATCAAGATCTACGTCAGTGATAAGAGACTTTGAAATTTTTGTCTGCCATTTTGTATGAAAATTTGCAAATATCCAATAGCAGCCTCGACAGATACCGCCTGGGGGGGTCTTGATCGAAGTTGGTGATGTCACAAGGGCCGAATACCGCCTAGATAACGGAGTTTATCGCAATATTCTTGAGGCGGCATTGAAGTTATTTTAAGGGGGCGGTACTCGAGTTTATTATTGGTTAATATATATTAAATATGATTAAGTAATATAAGTAGTCCATTAAGAGTAAAATGATAAAGGGTAATCTATCAAGAGGAGGTGCGCTAGATTGTTGATATCAACCTAAGTTTATCTTACATATAAATACAGCACTTTAGAATTATTAATTTATTTGAATTTAATACATTGTGCAATATGTTACGTTTAACCGATTTACATAAACCATCCTGTGAACCAAAAGGATTGTCATTTTACGCTTATAAAGCATTTATACCATATCGTGAGAAATTATCCAAAGAGTGGAATAAATTGCCTGTATGTATCAAAGATCAAGAGGTTGATATAAAACAAGAAGTTAAAGAAGATCAATTAATAAGAAAAATTTATAAGTGGGATTCTGTGTTTGATTCATGGAATTGGAGTAAAGGATATAAATTACCTAAACCATTATATGAATTATTAGAAATATATATGAAGCTATGGAAATTGGATAATAGAACAACATATCCTGATTGGGGTGAATCTAGTATGATTTTCAAGTGTTATAGATATATAAGAAATAAAAGAATGGAAGATATTGAAAATTTATCTACAGAAGAATTTAATGATAGTAACTTTAATGGATGGCCTAAAACTATGTGGTATATATGTAGAAACTGTTTTGATAATGGTATAGTTATAAATAATAATTCAAATGATTACTATTATACTTGTGATTTTAGTGATAATCCGACTTTACTTCATTATACAGATTATTTTTATTATATATTGAATAATGATTATTGGTGCTATGATTGTAAATATACACCATTATTTACTTTAACTACATTATTTTGTTTAGAATCAATTAATGATTCTGAATAAAAATATTTTTAAAATATTTTTGTGTTATTAAATAAAACATAATAAATATTTTAATATTTATATTTTGTATTATTTACATTATTTATAATTTCTAATTCTAGCACTCTATTTTCATTTTCTATGCGTTGTTTCTCAATTCTTTTGAGTCTTTCAGTTTCTTTTCTTGTCATTTCCTCTCGTTGTTTTCTTGCTAATTCATATCTCAATTTTCTATTTTCTTCTTGTTTAGCAGCGAGAATTTCATATTTATTTCTTTGGTCCATAGTATCCTTTTGTTCTTTATTCAGCAGCCATATATTGATCAGCAATTAATTTTTCTAATTTCTTGGATTCTTTTTCTTTATTTTTCTCTTGTAATAAAGCAGTATTTAATGCTTTATTAGCAGCACATTTAGCACAACTGTTACATTTAGATAGTAACATAATAATAAATTTATCTACAGATAAAATTTATCTTTATATAGCATTTAAGGTTTAAATGGATTGTATAATTAAAAAATAATCTTTATGATAAATATTTATTGATAAAAATATTTATTGTAAACAAATTAACCTTCAAATAACCTCTAGATATAAAATAAATTAACTTTGAAATGTCCTCTAGATATATTATTAAGTACAGATTACTGTTCTAATAGTATTATCATTTTTATATGCTTTATCTAAGATACTATATCTATTCTTTTTAATTTTTATATTACTTGACATATTATTTATTTTTGCATAGTAACAAATATTTGATTTAGAATATTCTAGAGCTCTTACAACAAATGATGTAGAACCCCAAGATGTTTCAGTCATTCCTGAACTTAAACTAAATTCTCTTCTAGCTATTTGTTTATAATTTTCTAAAAATCCTAATAACCCCTGATCATTAATTTGTACATTAGTTATACCTCTAGTTAATAATTGTGATTGTGTTTTTGCGAATGTTTGACAATTTTGATTTAATAAATTATACTTAAATCCTGATAATCTTCCATCTCTAAAATTAATATCAAATAATCTATCCATAAATTTTAAATATAAAGGATTAGCAATAGGTTGTGTTTGAATAACTTTTCTTTGATTATATTTTTGTTCTGCTGCAAAACTAATATATAACCATTTCCAATCAGTAGATTCGTTTTGTCTTTCTCTGTAAGTTTTAGAACTACTAAAAGCTTTAAATAAATTATCAATATCAAGTTCAGTATATGTTTCAACATCATTTTTATATACTTGGTTCCAATTACGTCTTGTTAAACTTACAGTATTGCCTGTTCCTGCTTTAAGATCATATTCTATTTTTAAATATCCTACTTTTATTTGATGGGGCATAGTTGTAGCTCCTAATACACTTGGTTCTCCTATTCCAGAGTATCTTGTACTAAAGACCCACTTATTATTAATATCCAATTCAAAACTTTTAGTTCTTACACTTGTATGAAATAAATATGTAGATTTACTATTAGTATTAAAATTACTAAGTGATGGATTACTTATATCTCTGTTATATCCAAATTTTCCTAAGGGTCCTAATTGTTCTATAGGAGATGCTAAAGTTTCTACAACTCCATAAGGCATTATATCTCCATTAGTTCCTGTTTTAGGATCTCTTAACCTATCCATAAAACTCTTTTGAGTAGTCATAGATATTACATTATTAGTATTAATTAAATCCTTTACATCTAGACTTGTTGAAGGTAAGTTAAAATTATTATCATGTAATACCCTTGGAGTTATAATATTATCTAAATTACTATTTCTTATTGTTGGATTTGAAATAGAAGTTTTTCTAAAACCGTGTATAGTATCATAAATACTACCATAATTAATAGCTTCTACAGGATTAAATTGATTATTTCTTGTAACTCTAGTTAAACTATCTATTTTATTTCCAATATCAAATGCAACATTATTTCGTTTAAAAAAACCTCTTAAACTTTTACAAGCTTGATTACTTGCGGTTCTTATAAGTTTAGCACTATCTCTTATAATTCCTGCTACATCATAAAGGTTAGTTGCAATATTTAATACATCCCAAATAGTTATTTTTGAACTTTCAATAATATAATCTTCTATACGTTCAACTCTATCTTCTAAAGCATCTAATCTATTACCTTCATCAATAATTAATTGAGCTAAATCATCAATAGCACTATTATAAGATGCGATAGGAGCATTAGTTAAAATTCTTTCAGTGTAATAATTATATCTAAAATTAATATATTGGAATGAAGTTACATTAAACATATTTAATTCCTGTAATTGATCAATAATATTCATCCAAGCAAAATTATATCTAGGTAATAGCGCACTAGGACCCCATGGACATCTTTGAACTCCAAATCTGAATGGTAAATTATTACATACTTTTACTCCAGTTCCAGTTGCCAATGAATTTCCTGGTATATTAAATAAATAATTCCAATCATAAGCATTATCACATCTAGGAATTACCAATCTTGTCGTTTGAACAAAAGTTGCACATATATCTCTATTACTTAAAAATATAGTTCCTAAATTAAATTGAATATTATTAAATTTAATTACAGGTCTTGTTATCCCATTAATAGTATATTCTGCTACTGAAGGAGTTTGAAGCACAAATAATCGTTGTCTAAGTCTTGTATTAATAATTAATTGTCCTGTAGGATTTAAATCATAAATTGCACTTGAAATTCCTTCATTTACATAATAAGCATCATATACTTCTATATTATTCATATCAAAACTATAATCATTAAGTGCGCTACCACGATTATTATATCTATTATTTTGTTCTAAACATATTAAATTTGGCCCTGAACATGAAGAGCAAAAGAAGTTTATATTAAGTTGTCTTACAGTCCATTGAAAATTACAATTACCAGTGGAAATTATTCTTAATCTTAATATAATATATTGATTTGGCTCTAAATTAATAGTTATATCCCCAACATCAATTGTTCGTAAATCTTGAGGATAAGTATATACAGTTTGTAATGGATTTTGAACACAATTTAATGATCCAACAGCACTAGTCGGTCCTCTAGTTATACATTGAACAGTAGTTGAAATAGGATTTAATTGACCTGCACCAGATGGAATTGAACCTCTGATAAAAGGTCTAAATTGAACAAATAAATCTTGAACTAGACTAGGATATAATAATCCTTCAGGTTTAGCTTCTTGAGCATAACGAGGTGCTAATTCTACTGTCTCCATAAAGCTTGTACAATTCTATTTATATAAATAACATTCTTTTCTAAAGGATCATCGTAAAATTCTGGATCTAATTTTTGAGTTTCTGCATATATAGTATATTGAAAATAAGCTATATAATATTCTCTTAGAAAGCTAATGCCATAATATTCCAATGTATCTGCAGCATCATGTAGTTTTGCTAAAATAGCACTTTCTTGTAACTGTTCATTTCTAATATCTGGATCTATAGCTTCTTGTTGAATAAATGCAATTCTTGATCTTGATCTTTGTTGCGTAGACCATTGATTGTATCTGTTTATATTTCTTGTGACAATAATATCTTCTATTTCATGTACAGTATATTCTAGTACAAAGTTAATGAAATTAACATAATAAATTGATGTTTTTATCTCTTGAAAGGTATTATTATGTTTTATCTCATAAAAATCAACTACTATTGTTGGTGATCCTGTATTATGTACTTCTTGTATTGTCTCTCTTCCATTATTATATATAACAGTTAATATTAAATATAACTGATTATCTAAAGTAACAGTTAAACTACTTATAGTTCCAATATTTAGATATGTTAAAGATCCATCATTGGGTATATCTGTATATTCGATTAACATTTGACCAACAATACCTAAACAATCATTTGGAACAGTATCTTCATCTTCAAATAATTGTAGTTGATTGCTCACTGCAGGAGTATCTAATTCCACAAGTAGATCATTAAATAATTCAAAAACACTCACTAAAATTCTATAAAAATTATTTATAGTTGAAATATCACCATTAAAAGTTTTAGATAATCGAATTATATTAGTTTCAATTAATTCACGTATTTGAATAAGATCAGATTGAGATAAAGAATTTATTGCTGTTATAACAGCGCAAAATACGTATAACCTCTTTAAATTCATATTGAATACTAATAATTTTATCAGATAATTTATTTATATACTATATGATAAACTGATATACCTGATACTATTTTAATATGATAATAATTATCTCTTATAAATTATGTTTACCTGGTACATTTATCCTTGAAATAAATTTAATTAGGTTGATATCAACAATCTAGCGCACCTCCTCTTGATAGATTACCCTTTATCATTTTACTCTTAATGGACTACTTATATTACTTAATCATATTTAATATATATTAACCAATAATAAACTCGAGTACCGCCCCCTTAAAATAACTTCAATGCCGCCTCAAGAATATTGCGATAAACTCCGTTATCTAGGCGGTATTCGGCCCTTGTGACATCACCAACTTCGATCAAGACCCCCCCAGGCGGTATCTGTCGAGGCTGCTATTGGATATTTGCAAATTTTCATACAAAATGGCAGACAAAAATTTCAAAGTCTCTTATCACTGACGTAGATCTTGATCGCGAAGGCAGCCTATGATAAAACAGCCTTATCTCCGCTATCAGGGCGGTATAAGTCAGTTTTTCTTTTGTCTCTTTCACTCTTATGGGGTTTTGCTAAAGAGTGAGCGAGACAGATATATTAGATTAGATAAGATAGGAGAGATGGCGAGTACCGCCTCGCTCAATACCGCCCCAGTATACACACAC